ATTGGGAAGATTTTCCCTGAAAATGGCTCAGCCGTTCATTATCTGGGCGACTCTGGAGAATAATGGAGCAATCAACGGAGATCGCCCGAGTTAGGGACGAATCGGCTTACCGTGGTGTGCCAAACCCACGAATTCACACAAAACTGACCGATTATCCTTCTCACGGAGAGCAAATGATTAAGTTTTGCGAGGAAATCGGCTACGAACTGCTTCCCTGGCAGCAATGGCTGGCCCATCACTCGCTTAAATACAAGCCGGACGGTCGCTGGGCTCACCCAGTTGTTACCTTGCTTTGCGCCAGACAGCAAGGCAAATCAACCTTTATGGCGCTTCAAATCCTGTTTAGAATTTACGTTTTGAAGGAAAAATTACAAGTCCACACAGCTCACAAACTGACCACCTCAGCCGAATTGTTCTACAAAATCTACGGAATCATCGAGCAGACTCCCCGACTAGCCGCCGAATTTACTAAGAAGCTGGAAAGTAAGGGATTTCAAGAATTGCAATTCACGGAAGGCCGACGATATATCGTCCGAGCTAATAACTCAGCTGGTCGAGGTATTGCGGCTCCTGAAACTATTCATTTAGACGAAGCCCGAGAATACAAAGACGAGGACGTTTGGTCTGCCTTGCGATATACCCAAATGGCTAGCCCAAATCCTCAAATATGGGTTTATTCAAATGCTGGAGATCAGCACTCAATAGTCCTAAACAAATTACGCGAAAGAGCCTATGCTGCTATTCACGGCGGCTCTGATGACATTGGCTGGTTCGAGTGGTCTGCTCCTAATGGGATTAAATTCGACAACTCACCAGATTTCTGGCTAGGCGTCTGCCAAGCCAATCCGTCACTTGGCTACACAGTCCACCCTGACAATGTCCGCGCCGTGTTGTCAGACCCCGAAGATATTGTGCGCACAGAAGTTTTATGCCAATGGGTTGATACCATCAATCCAGTCATTAACCCTTCTCAATGGGAATCTTGTCGAGTCGAGGGTCTCAGACTTGATCCCGAGAAAGACACGTGGCTGGCTATTGATCTCAGTCCCGATAGGAAGCAAGCGGCGCTAGTCGCTAGTCAGAAGCTCGAGGGAGATCAGTTCCAAGTTATTCTTCTGCAAACTTGGCACAATCCGTCTAATCTCGACGACAAGTCTCTGGCGAATGATTTAGCGGATTGGGTGCGCAAGTATCCAGTCCAACTCGTTGCCTATTCAGCGAGAACCGCTTCGGCCGTTGCTGCGCGATTAGCACCGGCAGGAATTCGGACTGAGCCAATAGATGGTCTTGACTACGCCCAAAGCTGTGATGAGTTACTGGGAGCAATCTCATCTCAGCGGTTAGTTCACTCGGGACAAGATGAACTGACTAAACAATGCCTATCCGCTGTCAAGTTGCCTTTCGGTGATGGCGGATGGGTAATGGGCCGTAAAGTCTCAAATGCAATTATCTGTGGAGCAATCGCCGCTGCTCTGGCTACTCATTACGCCACTCAATCAAATGATGGCGCCGATATAGTCATCTTGTAACACAAACCCTTTACAATAAAGGCTCAATGGGTGCTATCAGAGATTTCTTCTTTCCACAAGTAACCGCGCAAACGCCGCAGAAGGTTAGCGACGTAACCGCCGCATTGACTCCGGTGCAAATCACCGATTCTGTTTATAACATTCTTGGCGGCGCTACCAATTCAACTCGCCAATTGGCTATGAGCGTTCCTTCAGTTGCTCGCGCTAGAAATATCATTTGCGGAACTATTGGATCACTCCCATTAACAACTTTTAATCGCATCACGGGACAATATGTTGATCCTCACCGCGTCATCAATCAACCTGATCCTCGCGTTGCTGGTTTCGTAATTTATAACTGGCTTGCTGAAGATATTTGGCTATATGGCGTCGGTTATGGACAAGTTCTTGAAATGTATTCAACAACGGATGGCGGTCGCGTAAGAGCTTGGACTCGCGTTAGCCCAGAGCGCGTTACAGTTGATACAGATTTCCGTAATACAGTAATTGAATCTTACAAAGTTGATGGAATGGCTGTTCCTAATTCTGGAGTTGGTTCACTTATACGCTTTGATGGCCCAGATGAAGGATTGCTGCACCGCGCTGGCAAAACAATCAGCGCAGCTGTGTATCTTGAAAATGCAGCAGTTAATTACGCCAAAGAGCCTAACCCTTCAATGATTCTTAAGAGCAACGGCACTAATTTAACTGCCGAAAGAGTGTCGTCACTTCTAAGTGCTTGGCGCACAGCTCGTCAATCTCGCTCAACGGCTTTTCTTAATGCAGATGTTGATTTGAAAGAATTTGGTTTTGATCCAAAATCATTACAACTTGCCGAAGCTCGTCAATATGTGGCTTTAGAATTGGCTCGGGCTTGCGGTATCCCAGCCTACTTCTTGAGCGCCGAAACGACTTCGATGACTTACTCAAACGCTGTGTCTGAGCGGCGCTCACTAGTTGATTTCTCACTTCGCCCAATCTTGAAAGCAATTGAGGAACGCCTATCACTTCCGGACTTCGTTCCAAACCCTGTGATGGTGCGATTTGCACTTGATGACTTCTTGCGCGGCAACGCTTTGGAACGCGCTCAAGTTTATGAGATTTTGAACCGCATCGGCGCAATGAGCATCGAGCAGATTCAGAGAGAGGAAGATTTAATCCCTAATGAAAATTAAGATGCCTATGGTCGTAACTGCGGCCGATACAGTAAAGCGCACAATCAGCGGAACGATTGTCACTTGGAACGAGCAGGGCAACACTTCAGTTGGCCCAACCGTGTTCGCTTCCGATTCAATCGAGATGAAGCCAGTCAAACTGCTTCTTGAACACGACCGCACTCGTCCAATTGGCAAGTTGATGAGCCACGAAGTAACTGCTAATGGCATTGTGGCTACATTCAAGATTGCTAACACAATGGCTGGCGAAGATGCGCTAGTTGAGGCAACTGAAGGCCTACGCGATGGATTTAGCGTTGGCGCACAAATCAACGAATGGACAAACAACAAGGGAACAATGCTTATCACTTCAGCAACCCTTGACGAAGTCTCTCTTGTAACTGATCCAGCAATTGACAGCGCTCGCGTTAGCGAAGTCGCAGCTTCTGAAAACGAAGCACCTAAAGAAGATTCTGCTCCGGCAACCGCTGAAGCAGACAAACCAACCGAAGGAGAACAAGTGTCAGACACTACCGTTCCAGCTCCTGCCGAAGAAACGGTAGAAGCTGCCAAGGTTGAAGCCGCTGCGCCACGCCCAGCGTTCTTCACCACTCCTCGCCTTGAGTTCACAAAGGCGAAATATCTCGAGAATAGCGTTCGCGCAAAGCTCGGCGATGATGCAGCTCGCCAGTATGTTATGGCAGCAGACGACACCACAAGCAACAACGCTGGTCTCGTTCCAACACGTCAATTGACTGAGGTCATCAACCCACTATCCAATGCAGATCGTCCAGCTGTCGATTCAATCTCCAGCGGCGTTCTACCAGATGCAGGAATGTCATTCGAAATTCCTAAAATCACCGCAGTTCCAGTAGTAGCTGAAGTTGCCGAAGCGGGTGCTATCGGTGAAACCGGAATGACCAACGAATTCCTTAGCGTAGATGTTAAGAAGTTCGCAGGCGGACAGGAATTCTCAGTAGAACTCTTGGATCGTTCTTCACCAGCATTTTTCGAGGAACTCGTTCGTCAAATGGAATTTGCTTATGCAAAGGCAACTGACGCTTACGTTGCAGATTTCCTAGCTTCATACGGAACAGATGGCGGAAACCGCACTCTCGATGCAGCAGGATTCCTTGATTTCGTATCTGATGCTTCTGTCTCAATCTACAAGAACACTCTCGGCCGCGCCGAGAACCTACTTGCAACTCCAGAACAATGGGGCGCAATTATGAATCTTGCAGATGCAGGACGTCCGATTTATCAGAACCTCATCGGAAACTCCAACCAAGCTGGTAACCTCAGCGGACAAAACGTTGTAGGTAACGTTCTTGGCTTGAACTTCCGTGTCTGCCGCACACTTGCGACAGCTGCTCCAACAGGTGATTATTCGATCATCGCAATCAACCCACAGTCATACACTTGGTATGAATCCAGCAAATTCCGCTTGGAGACCGCAACAATTGCAACCGGTCAAATCAAGGTTGCTTACTACGGCTACGGCGCAATTGCTAAGAAGGTTGCTGCTGGCGCTTACAAGTGGATGGTTGCTTAGTTAGAACCCCAAAAGTGACGGCCAGTCCGCTCCCGAGCTGGCCTGTCACCCTCTAAATCGAAAGGAAACGAGATGCCATCAATAGTTACAGTCTCTGAACTGCGCACCATTCTTGGCGTCTCGTCTTCCCTTTATTCAGACGCTTACTTGAGCGATATTGTGGATGCTAGTGAGAATCTAGTTCTTCCAATGCTCGTAACGTTCCAAAGCAAAATTAACAAAGTAGAATTGACAGATAACGTTGCCTATTTTCACACCGCGACGATTCACGAATTCACTGAAGGTCAATCGGTTGTAATCACAAGTGTCGGAGCGCCTTTTAACGGCACTCACACAATTACAGATGATTTAATTGGCCCCTATGTATTTACCGCCGCCATCACAAATGCTGACGTATTGGAAAAGAACATTATCCCAGCCGGAAACGCTGCGCTCTCTGGCGCATCAACCTATGTGGGAAATGCCAACGTCGAAGCTGCCGTTTTGGCTATTTCTGTTGAAATCTTCCAAGCCAGAACTGCCGCTGGAGGATCAATCGAAGGCATAGATTTTGCAGTTACACCTTACAGACTTTCTAAAAATTTATTGGCAAAGGTAACTGGCCTTCTCGGGCCCTATCTCGATACTGATGCGATGGTGGGTTAATGCCTGCCTCGACAGTTTTATCTTCTATCCGGACACCGCTGGCAACTGCACTCGCCTCCGTTTCGGCTAACGTTTATTCATACGTTCCTGAAGCTGTGCAAGTTCCAGCGGTTATTCTTGTTCCAGATTCACCTTATTTAGAATTAAACACAATCAACGACTCAACAATTCACGCCAAGATCAATATGACAATTACTTGCGGAGTTGCTTATCTTTCCAACCCAGCTTCTCTTGACAATCTTGAGCAGCTTATATTTTCAGTTTTGGCAGTAATTCCGGACGGCTACACAGTCGGCCCAGTAGAACGGCCATCGGTTACGCAAGTGGGTGCAGTCAATTTATTGGTTGCCGATATTCGCGTTTCCACCTATTACACACAAACCAACTAAGGAGAAAACGTGGCAACCACAGTAATTACCGGTCGCGACATTTCGCTGTCTTTCACAGGTGGAACGGACATCGAAGCCCAAGCGACAAACGCGGTATTGACTAAGACCAACGTTCGCGAGACCTATCAAACTCTCGACGGCGAGGCTTACAAGACAGTCAATATCGAAGGCACATTCCAGCTAGATATGCTTGCAGACTGGGGCAAGGCTAACTCTGTATGCGAAGCTCTTTGGGCAGCAGCAGAAACCGCACCAGATACCACAATCAGCGTAACCCTAACGGCTGCAACTGGCGCACAATTTGTTTTCCCAATCCTTCCAGAATTTCCAACAGCTGGCGGATCAGGAATTGATGCACAAACAGTATCGTTCACCTTCAAAGTATCGAAGGGCGACGTAACAGAGACCTTCAGCTAAGAGATCGGAGCATCGGGAGATGAAGTTATCAATCACAATTAAATATACGTCGGGCGAGTCGGTTACTTATATAGCCGGCTTACCCGAGTGGGCTAAGTGGGAACGCAAAACTGGCAAGTCCATTTATTCAATGAAGGATATATCGGCTTACCAACAAGCGGACTTTTTAGATCTTGCTTATTACGCTTACAAGCGAGAAGCAGCAGGAAAGCCCACGAAGTCCCAAGAAATTTGGGAACTGTCTATTGATGAAATGCTGATTGGAGATGAAAGCCCAAAAGCTACGAGTCCGGAAGCGTAAATCGGCTTCTTGTCGAAGTCGCAATAGCGACCGGAATCCCAATGAGCGAGTGGACGGACATCGAACAAGTATTAACAGCAATTGAGATATTGAAGGAGCGCAAAGGTGGCAGATGAAG